CTGGGCGGGGTCGCCAACGCGCGCGCGGGCGTCGGCCAAGCCGTGACCGGCGGGTCCGCGACGGTCAACGCCCAGGGCGCCACGGCGGGCGCTCAGGACGGCGCGGCGGCGGCGAGCGCCTCGGCCACGGTGGCCGGGGTGGGTGCTCGTGCGCTGGTCCGCCCGGGCGTGGCGGGCCTCTCGGCCGACGCGATCTTGGCGACCCTGGCCGCGCGCGCTCTCGCCCGCCCGGGCGCCTCGGCCTTCGTCCCCCCCGCGCCCTTCGTCGTGACGATGTCCGTCGAGCCGCTTTGCTCGCTCGAGGTCGAGATCGTCCCGCTCGTCACGGTGGACGTCGATTTGTCGTCGCCCGTCACGATCGATCTCACGATGGGACGGCCGTGAGAACGTTCCGCCCCGGTGAGTCCTTTCGCGTGTCCGCGCTCGTCAAGGTTTTGGGCGTGCTGACGGACCCGGGCTCGCCGCCCGTCGTGACCGTCCACCCGCCCACCCAGGGCGAGATTTTGCCCCCGGTCGAGCGCGACGACGTCGGGACGTACCACGCGGACGGCGTCTTTCCGACCACGGCCGAGGATGGGATATGGGTCGCGCGGGTTACGACGAGCGGCACCGGGACCACGACGCTCAAAGAAGAGCGGTTTCTGGTCAAACCCCTAGCGTTTCCGCCACCCTCGCCGTAAGGCCGCGCGGTTCGCGTCCTTCCCCGCGCGGCCCCAGCGTCCGCCGTCCCCGCTTGCCCCGGGTGAGCGGCGGGCGCGCTTTTGTGGCCTAGCGTGGTACGGCACTCTGCCGTACCATTAGTGATGGAGGCTTCACCATGCAGCAAGCGAACGCGGGACCGGGAAACGGATTGGATCGCATCGGCAAGTGCAAGACGTGCAAGGTCGTCTATCGGTGGCCCGACGACGGGCACAGGCTCGCCGAGCACGCGTGCGCCACGTGCGGGGCTACGCTCGTTAAGACCACGCGGCTTACGTCGCTCCCGTGGCGCGAGGCGCGCGGCGCGGACCTCGTGAGCGCGGCGGCCGCGGGTGCCATCGGTCGCGCCGTCCTGGCCGGGCCGCCCGCGAGCGCCGTCGAAGGTCCCCGCTACGCGTTCGAAGTTGTCTCACGCTTCGACGACGGAAACGACGCGGCGGGTTGGCGGGCCGACTGCCTCGGGGAAAACGGTTTCGAGACCGAGGCCGAGGCCATCGCGGGGGCTCGGTCGCTCGCGGGCCTCGGTAGGGAATGGGCCGAGGCCCGCTACGGCGTGCGGCGTTGCGGCGGCTCGCGGGTCGATGAGATCCCCACGGGGCGGAACGAGGCGCGCTAGCGCTGGGGTGTCCGGTGCGGCCTTCGGGTCGCGCCGGGCGCACGAGCGCTCGGGAAGGACGAACGATGGCCGCCGAGGCGACGAAGACGAACAAGCTCACCGTCAAGATCGACGATGACGAGGCGCGCATGTTGGCCCAGCTCGCCGAGCGGTCCGGGGTGAGCATGTCGCAAGTTGTGCGCACGATGATCCGCGAGAAGCACCGGGCCGAGATGGGCCCAAAGCCTGGGCGCACGGCGCCGCTCTCGACTCTGGCGCTCGAAGCGAAGCGCGGGCGCAAGGCCTAAAGTTGGTACGGCAGTCTGCCGTACCAGAGATCGGAAGGACCACCACCATGCGCCAGCTCGCCCGCCGAATCCTCGCCGCCCTCGTCCGTGTCTCGCCGCAACCGCTGCGGACCGCCCTCGCCTGGGCGCTCGCTCTCACCACGTGCGCCGCCCTCGTCGGCTGCTCGGGCTCGGACGGTCCGGCCATCGTCGACCCGATGCCCGTCGTCGCCGACGCGGGCCCGGACGCTCCCACCACCCAGGTAGACGCTCAGGCGAATTTCGCCGACGCGGCCCCCGACGCTGGCCCCGACGCGGCCCCCGATCCGCTCGCCGACGACGGCGGCCTCACGGTCACGTGTTCCCACGGATGCGACGGGCAATTCGCCGGCTCGTGTATGGCCCAGTGTGTAGGGACCTGCGATGGCGTCCCCACCAAGGTCGCCGTGCTCTGCGCCGGCCGATGCGAGGGGACGTGCTCGGGTCCGGGCGTCGGAACCTGCACGGGACAGTGCCTCTAGCGCTACCTGTCCAATCCGTTTGACACACGCACGCCTCGGCCCGGGCCTCACGGCTCGGCCCGGGGCGTGTGGCATTTTGGCTGTCCCGTCGCTTCGATCTTGCCTCAAGCGGGCACGTGCGACTAACACACGAGTGACAGGTCACAACGAAAGGGGATCACCATGGCCGCCGAAACATCCGTCGCGCTCGCGCTCTTCGAGCGTCTACCGCAAGCCACGCGAAAAAAGCTCGGTTACCTCTCGCTCGAGAGCATCACCGGGGCGGTACTGATCGAGGATCGGATTCACCAGGCGTACGCCGCGTGTGCGCGAATTCAGACGGACCTCGCGCGCTTCAAGAGAAGCCAGGGCTATTGCGGGGGCGAAGTCTCGTGCATGGTCTTTGTGGGCAAAGACAAGCGGGTCATCATGTGCGACGGGTGCCGCCGCCGAGCGAAAGAGGCGCGGCAGCGCGCCGCGAACGGCGAGACGAGGCCGCGCGAGCTGACGGAATACGGAAAGCTTCGCCAGAAGATCCGGGCGCAAGAGCGCGCCGAGCGCGAGCGCCAGGGCTAGCGCCGTGGCCCGACAGAAGGGCGCCGCCCAGGGCAAGGGCGACGCGCCGACCATGACAAAAGCCGCCTTCGTGCGCTCGCGGCCCGATGACGCGCCGATCGAACAGGTGATCGCGGATGGTCGGGCGCTCGGGCTCGACATCAAGCCCGCGGACGTGCACACGGCCCGCCGCGTGGCCAAGCGATGGAAAGAGCGCGGTGAGCGAGGGCCCAGGCCCAGGGACAGCTCGATCCAATCGGACGTGCTGCGCCACCTGAAAGAGGCGGGAGGATGGCCCCAGGGTGGGATAGCAAGCCTCGTCGAGAGCGTCGGGGAAAGCGCGCCGAAAATCCGCGATGCGCTCGTACGGCTCAAGACTCGACGGCTTGTCTTTTTCGAGCCCCGCGACTTTACGACGCTGCGCCTGGCGCGGACGCTCTCGGCCGGTGCGGCGCTAAACGGCGCGCACCCGCCCCGGCGCGTGGCGGCCAAAAAGCCGCCGCCGTCGAGCGAACCCTCGGACTACCTTCCCGCCCTCGAGCGGGACCTAACGCGGCTGCTCGGCGCGCGCGCCCTCACCGGCGCGGCGGATCTCGCGTCGCACGTCGAGGCGGTGAAGCTCGTTCTCGGTCTCTTGCGTGGTGGCGACGGTGGCACGACGAGCGGGGGAAGCGATGGCGGCGAGAAAAAAGAAGGTTGAGCCCAGGCGCGATCCGGCCAACTTCACGGCCGCCGAGGCCCGGCTCTTCGAGGCCATCGCCACGGGCAAACCCCCCGCGCATCCCTGGGGCGATGGCGCGTTTCAATCGCTCGTTTACAAGGGCCTCGTCATGGCGCGCGCGACGACGGGGCGCCCGTGGGAATTCATGTTGACAGGCAAGGGCGAGCGTCTTTGGGGCATCGTTCGCCAGGTGATCCGAGCCGCCGAGGGCCGACGGGGGCGCCGATGAGCCGCCGCACGCGAGGGGCGCTTTTTTGGGCGCTCGACGGCGAGGGTAACCCGGTCCCGCTGTCGGAGCGCGAGGCGTGGCGCGCGATGGTCGGGGACGATCGGATCCTCCTGCAATCCCGCGTCTCGGGGTGGCTCATCTCGACGATCTTCCTCGGCATCGATTACGGCCACGGATGGACCGAACAGCCGATCCTTTTCGAAACGATGATCTTCGGGGGTCCGCGCGACGGATGGCTGAGGCGCTCGTGCACGCGCGATGAGGCACTCGCCGCGCACTCGTACGCGCTCGCCCTCGTCGAGGGCATCCCCGCCGCCGTGAGATCGTCGTGAACCTCTCGGGCCCGCGCGCGTGGATCTTCCCAGACGGGCGCATGCAAGTGCTCGTGCGCTGCCGCGACTGCGGGTGGGTAGCTTCGAGGACATGCACCGAAGGCGAGATCGAAAAGACGCTGGCGACCGCCTCGCGGCTCGCCGAGGCGCACCCGTGCACCGTGCCGAAAAAAGAGGGGGGGATAGCACCATGAGAGAGGGCCTGATCTGGTCCGCCGTCGAGCGGGCCACCGAGCGGGGCGCCGAGGTCGTCGTGTGGGTCGTCTTTCGCCCCTACGGCCCGGGCGGGCCCTTCGCGGCGCGCCGTTGGGTCGTGCGCCCCACGCGCATCACCCCAGACGGGGCGTTCATCACCGGATCCACGCTCGAGGCCGTCCGGGCCCAGATCCCGCCCGGGCTCGTGCGGCTCGAACCGCGCGCGGATGACGCGCCGCCCATCCTCGAGATTTGGACCACGCCACCATGAAAAAGCCGCAATCTTATGACGTCACGCCCGAGTCGCTCGACACGGTCGCCCGCGCGCTCGTCGCCCAGGACCACCCCGATCCTGGGATGATCCTCGCCGCCTCGGCCATGCTGACGCTCTTCCGCTACGATCTCCTCACTCGGCGCGTGGTCGCGCCCGTCCGCGTGGGAGAGTGGACGCTCGCGGGCGCATGCGCGCTCGGCGGCATCGGCTCGGCCTTCCAGGCGATCGCGACCTTCCACTACGGGTGCGGCGGCCATCCGTCGATTGTGGCCAGTTATTCGCTCTTCGGCTGCGTCGCGCTGCTCGGCCTCTCGTTCGCGTGCGCCTTCGAGGCCGGGCGTCGCATGCGTTGGGCTCGTCGAGCCCTCGAAGAGGGCCGGCGGCGCGGATGAAAGCTCGGAAGCCAAAGGACGGGCAAGGCGAGCCCCTCAAGCGCATCGTGGCGGACGTCCCCGAGCGCATTCACCGCGCGCTACGCGTCCGGTGCTTGGACCGGGGGATCCTGGTGCGAGACTACATCTTGGCCCTACTGGCAAAGGACGGCATCCGATGAGCGCAGCATGCGTGCTCTGCCTCGCCCGCGATACGGGCGTCCAGCTCGAAGACAAGCGAATTTCCCATGAGATCGTCGCGTACGCAACGCTCTACCTCGTGCGCACGCTGGGCCTTGCAGCCGTTGAGCGCGACCTGTGCTCGTACCACCGCACGATCGTAAATGACGGCCACCTTGCGCTTGCAGTGCGATTAGGGGCCCTCGTGGCGCAATCGGGGCGCGCATGAGCCGCCCTCGCGAAGCGCTGTTCGTGCGCCCCGGCGACGAGGGCCGCGGATGCGAGGTCCACGAGTGGCCGGATGAAGGCTTTGTACGGCGGCTCGTTGAGACCATGCGGGCGACGCACGGCAAGGGCGGGATCAACGTGTGCGGCGATTGCATCGCCCGGGCGAAGCGCTTGGCGCCCGAGTGGTGCCCAGTGCATCAGCATTACAAATGGTGCACGCACAACGGCGGCAAGCTTGGGCCCGATGGATGGGGGCCGCCGTGGCCCGCATGAGCGATCAAGTGCCTTGCCTGCTTTGCCTCGTTGGCGCGGTCCAGCGGGACGAATGGCCGCGTGATACCGCCGCCCAGCTAGGGGGGGCGGCTCGTGAGAGCGCCGACGAGGCGCGCGGCGAAGCGCACCCCTGGCGCCGACGGGGGGCCCTGACAGTGTGGGGGAAGTCAAGGCCAAGGGGCGCCGTTTCGCAAACCGGGCGCCCGCCGGATTTTTCGGATCCGTCGAAATCCGTCTAACTTCTGAGGGGTTGGCATGAAGCGGGTTCAAGTGCTCAGCAAACACGAGATGGCGTGCGCTCTCTGCGAACGTCACGCGAAAATGCTCGCCGCCGCGCTCAAAGCGGCGGGCCTCGACGCTTTCGAATCGAAGAGCATCGAAGAGGCCAACGCGCGCGCCACCGCCGCGCACGAAGCGGGGGAACCGAGCCGCGCTTCGTTCGATCCGTGCCTCGTCGCGAATAGGTACATCATCCAAGCGGCGATCAACGCGGGCGGCCCGGCGCTGATCGTGGGCCTCCTCACAAACGGCGCGCCCGCGGATCACGTCTGCCCCGTGTGCGTGCTGAACAGCGCGCACGACGCGACCTGTAACAGGTGCGGGCCGGACGCGTGCGATGACGTCATCGAATGGGCCACGGCCGAGGCCCTCGACGACGCAAAGCGGCTCGGCCTCGTGGGGACGGCATGACCTCGAAGTCGGAGGCCAAGCGCATCCACCCCCAGGGCGGCGCCTGCCTGCACCCCGACGCCGAGACGGTCGACGGTCTCGACTACTGCACGACATGCGGTCTCTGGCGCGGCGCCTGGGGCGATCATGCCCGCGTTGCCCATCGGTGGACGCGTCGCCCCAATTGGCCCCCGCGCCCGGCCGATCAAGAGCTGGCGTGCGACCACGGGACGATCGTGCTTGAGCCACGGCCCTCCTACTGCGATCGCGGTCGCTTCGTGGCGAAGGTCTTTCCGGCGCACGGGCCCGCGTGTGCGGCGTGCCATGTCGACGAGGCCGATTGCTGGCCCCGTTACTACTTCGACGAGGACCGGGCGAAGGCCGAAATGGAGGCGTGGATGGCCGCGAGAGGATGGAAGGCAAAGTGACCACGCTTCGCGAAGGCCTGCCGCCGCTGCCGCGCCGCATGCGCGCTCTTCCGCTCGATCACCGCGGATACCCGATCCCGTGGTTCGTCGCGTGGGTCGGGCCCGATGGGAAGTCGCGCCCGCGGGGCGAGGGGGAACCCTACTTCACGGCGGCGGCCCAGCGCGCTTTCGAGACCGCGATCAGGACGCGCGTGTGTTGGGTTTGCGGGGACCGCCTCGGCGTCCACCTAACGTTTGTGATCGGGCCGATGTGCGCGGTCAACCGCGTCACGGCCGAGCCACCGTGCCACCTCGATTGCGCCGAATTCGCGGCCCTGGCGTGTCCCTTCCTCACTCGCCCGAAGATGCGTCGGGCTCTCAAAGAGATCAACGCGCCGGGCTTCGCGATCGAGCGAAATCCCGGGGTGTGCCTGCTTTGGACGACGCGCGCGGCGCGGACGTGGCGGCCCGGGGTGGGGGGCGAGGGCGTGCTCTTCGACCTGGGCGAGCCCGAGCGCCTCGCATGGTACGCGCAAGGTCGCGCCGCCACCCGCGCCGAGATCCTCGAGAGCTTCGAGTCTGGCCTTTCGATCTTGCGCGAGAGGGCCGAGGCCGAGGGCGCTGAGGCGGTCGCCGACCTCGAGCGACTGATCCGCGAGGCGATGCCGCTCATCCCCGCCGAGGCCGCGCCGTGAACCCGGACGCCCTGCCGAGCGAGGCGCACCGGCGGATCGCGGCCCTCGTCGCCGAGCTGGGGCCGGGCCCCGTCGAGCGCCGCTTGACCCTCGCCGATGGCACCGTGAGGCGGTGGCTCGCTCACGGCGCGATGCCTCAACCGCGCGTCCGAGAGCGCGTCCGCGAAGTCTACGGGATCCCCGTCGAGGCCTGGGCGGCGGCGGGTGGGGCCGGCGTCCCAATCGAGCGCCCTACGCCGACGGTCGCAAAAGGGGAGACCATGCCCCCGCGGCCCCGAGCCCCCGTCCCGGCCGATTCGAACGACCCGATCGCGAACGCGATCGCCACCCTCGGGATCCTTCGTGCGCGCCTCGAAACGCTCGACCCCGGCGAGGTCGCCGCCCTCACGAAGGTCGCCAACGCGATCACCTCGTCCAGCCGGCTGCTCGCCCGACTGACGGGGGCGCTCGAGGTCACCGAGGCGCAGATCGTTCGCTCGGCCCCCTTTCGTCGCGCGATCGGGATCATGCAAGGCGCGCTTGTGAATCACCCCGCGGCGGCGCGCGACGTCGCGAAAGCCTTCGAAGGTTACGGAACATGAGCGAAGAGCAAGACGACGACAAGCGCCCGGCGCAATTCGCCCGCCCATTGACCGAGACGGACCGCCAGCGCATCGCCGAGACGATCGGGTGCCTTACCTCGCTCATGCTGCACAACGCGGGCCGGATCGATCCCGAGCGCGAGCCCGAATGGGCCGAGATCGCGAAGGTCACCGCAAAGGACGTCGCGACGTGCCTCTTACTTTTTGGCGAAGGAACGCCCGGCGAAGACATAACGGACGTCGCTTATCGCCTCGTCTGTCGTCGCTTCGGTCACGACGACGACGAGATCGCGCGACTGCGCGGCACGCGACAGAAGGGCGGGCAAGCGTGAGCCTATGGCTGCTCTCGTTCGCCGACCCCGAGCGGCCGAAGGGGACGCAATTTCTCGGGGGGACCATCGTCGGTAACCGACTACTTTCCCGCGGGGAATGCGAAGAGATGGACCGTCACATGCTCGAAGCGATGGGACGGCGGACGTCGTGAAGCTCTCGCGCTCGTGGCTTATGCGCGCCGTGCTCGAAGCTGTCCACAAGGGCCACCTTTCGGCCGACGAGGGCGACGACCTTTGCGAGCTGATCACGAGGCCGCCGCCGCTCGACGCGTTGCGAAAGACCCTCGAGCGCCTCGAGCGCGCCGAGGTCCACACACAGGGCGAAGCGCGCTCGCTCGTGCAGCACATTGCGGCCATGGTCGCCCTGGCCGAGCGCATCGCCTCGAAGAGCGCCGACACGGAAGAGCGCTTGGCCAAGCTAGAAGCGGTGGTCCGCGGCTACGTCGCGCGCGAGCTGGCCGACGACCCGATGGACGAAATCGGCGGCTTGCTCGAAGAGCTTGAGGCGCTCGGCTATGTCCTCACCCGGTGAGAAGGTTGCTCACCGGGTGATTACTTTGATCGCTCGGTGAGCGCCGCCACCCTCGCGGGGTGGCCGGAAAGCATGCCCGGCGTCCCCGGGGCGCATCCGTTCTCTTCGAATTCGGGCAAGCTGCCCGTCAAATCGTCGAGCGCCTCGACGGCGAGCGGTGGCCGTCCGAGCGCTGGCAAGGCGACCCCGTTGGGTTCGCGACGACCGTGCTCGGCGTGCGTCTCTGGTCCAAGCAAGTCGAGATCCTCGAAGCGATCCGCGACTGCCCACGCGTCGCCGTCCGGGGCGGCCGGAAGATCGGGAAAGACTTCGCGCTCGGGGTCGCCGCGCTTTGGTGGTACGCCTCTTTTGAGGACGCGCGGGTCATCGCCACGGCGACGACGGCGCATCAGATCGACTCGGTTCTTTACCGCGAGATCCGCCGCCTCTTCCACGGCTCGGGGACGTGCCTCGAGTGCCGCCAGGCCGCGCGCGAGCGGCGCGAGCGGCCCCCTTCGCCGTGCGCCCATTCGGTCAAGTTGACGGGGCGCGTCGGCGAGATCGCGCGCTCGGGGATCAAGGCCCCCGACCTTCGGGAGATCCAGGGGTTCACGGCGCGCGACCCCGAGGCGATGGCGGGGACCTCGGGGGCGCGCATCATGTATCTACTCGACGAGGCGAGCGCGATCCCCGACGAGATCCACACGGCGATCCGCGGCAACCTGGCGGCGGGCGGTGGGCGCGAGGCGATCATCTCTAACCCGACGCGGGCCGGCGGGTTTTTCTTCGACGCCTTCCACGACCCCGAGCGGTCGAAGCTCTACCGGCTGATCGACGCGCGCTCGGACCAGACACCAAACGTGCTCGAGGGCCGCGAGGTCTTCCCCGGCCTGGCGTCGCGCGAATGGGTCGAAGAGCAGCGCCGCGAATGGGGCGAAGACTCGCCGCTCTACCGGATCCATGTCCTCGGCGAATTCGTCCTGAACGAGCAAGGCGCGATCTTCACGGTCGACGCGATCGCCGCCGCTGAGGCGCGGTGGCACGACGCGACGGGTGAGGGCCGGCTCGTCGTCGCCGTCGATCCCGCGGGCTCGGGTGGGGACGGCGACGAGAGCGCCTTCGCCGCGCGCCGCGGGAAAAAGATCCTGGCCCTGCACGCCCGCCGGGGGCTCACCCCCGAGGCCCATCTTGTCGAGGCGCTCGGGCTCATCGCCGAGCACGGACGCGGTAGCGGTGAGGGCCCGATCGTGGTGGTCGACCGGGAAGGGGACATCGGGGCGAAAGTCTGGGGAACGTTTGTGGCCCACCGCCAGGCCCACGAAGGCGCGTTCGCGCTGTTAGGGGTCCGGTCGAGTGAGCGCGCCGTGCGCCAGCCGAATACCTACGATCGGATCCGCGATGAGCTTGTCGCGGCCTTCGCCGATTGGGTCCGCGACGGCGGCTCGTTTCCGCAAGACGCGAAGCTTGCTCGGGAATTGCACGCCTTGCAGTGGTATCAGCACGTGAGCGGGCGAACGAAGCTCACCCCGAAGACCGAGCTTCGCGAGACGCTCGGACGATCGCCGGATCGCGCGGACGCGGCGTGTCTCACCGTGTGGGCGCGCGACGGTGGCGCGCCGGCCTTCGCGTCCGAGCGCCACGTGCCGGCGGGAGACGCGTACGGCCGTCCGGCCGAGGCCGTCTTCGATCCGTACGTAACAATTGACCCTTACGCGCACGAGAGTAACAGCTAATTTGTTTGCGAGCTGGGGATAGCCCGCGACGTTGGGGCCGTGGCGTGGCGGGATCTTGTGTCGGCCCTTCTCGGCGTCTCGGCGTATCAACCGCCGGGGCGAGGGTACGGCCTCGATCTTCGCGATCCGCTCGTCGAGCAGATCCGCGAGGCCGTCGGCGGAAACCTGGCGCTACAGCCCACGACCGTTACGCGGTGGTACCTCGCGGACCTCGAGAGGGCGCAGCAAGACGCCGACGCCGGGGACCTCTCGCGCGCCGCCCAGCTGTCCGCCTCCATGCGGCGCGACGGGACGATCTCGGGCTTGCTCGGGACGCTCACGAGCGGCCTGGTCTCGCTGCCTAAGAAGTTCTACGGCGGCCACGAGGCATCGATCGCCGCGCTCAAGGCGCGCAACGGCTCGCGCTCGGTCTTCGATGACATGTTCCCGCCGAGCGAGCTGGCGCTGCTCGCCGCCGACGGCTGTCAGCTGGGCGTCGCCGTCGCTGAGCTTGTCCCCGTCCCGGGGCGCGACTTCCCGATCATGATCCGCCTCGAGCCCGAATTCTTGCGGTATCGGTGGGTCGAAAATCGCTGGTATTACACGTCGATCGCTGGGCTATTGCCCATCACCCCGGGCGATGGGCGGTGGATCCTGCACACGCCGGGCGGTCGCGTGCGCCCGTGGATGTCCGCGATGTGGCCATCGCTCGGCCGCTCGTACATCAACAAAGAGCACGCGTTCCTCCATCGATCGAACTACTCAAGCAAGCTCGCAAACCCGGCGCGCGCCGCCGTGTCGCCCTCGGGCGCAACCGATCCGCTCAAGCAAGGGTTCCTCGCGCGCGTCATCCGTTGGGGCACAAATACCGTCTTCGACCTTCCGCCAGGTTGGGACGTCAAAATTATCGAAACGAAGGGAACGGGTTTCGAGGTCTTTCAGCAGGAGATCGACACGTGCGACCGCGAGATCGCCGTTCGGATCGCGGGCCAGGTGGTAACGGTCGACGGCGGCGCGGGCTTTCAAAATTCGGACATCCACCGCACGATCCGCGCGGACATCATCAAGGCGACCGCGGACGGCCTCGCCTACACGATCAATACGCAAGGAATCCCCGCGTACGTGGCGAGCCATTGGGGCGCCGCCGCCATCCCCCGGGGCGCGTGCGTCGATTGGGACATCTCGCGCCCGAAGGATCTCGAGGCCGAGGCGCGCTCTCTCGCGACGGTCGCCCAGGCGATCACCCAGCTTGCGGAAGCGCTGGCGCCGTACGGGCGCCGCCTCGACATAGACGAGCTTGCGACGCGCTACGGGATCCCGATCGAGGGTGACGCCAACGGCGACGGCGTCCCCGACGGGCGGACCGACGCGCAACCGCTCGGGCCGGGGGGGCCGCCTGCGAACCGCGAGCAGCGACCGAGCGGGGTGCTCAATTGATCGCCGGGGCGCGCATCCTGCCTGCCGTCGTGCGCTCGGCCGTGGTCGCGGGGACCGTCGGCGCCGACCTCGAGCACGTCCGCGCCGCTGCTCTCCTCACCGGGAACGACGGCGTCGAGCGCGACGCGAGCGGCGCCCCAACGGCCTTCCGGATCTGGCGCGCCGGGGACAACCCGACCGACCACGGCTTACACCGCTTCACCGAGGAGAGCGCCCGCGTGCTCATGGCCGAGCAAGCCGCGCGAGGTAACCGCTACTCGATCGACGTCGACCACCTTTCGCTCACGACGGGCAAAGACGCCGCGCCGCCCGAATCGCGCAAGGCCGTGGGCTTCCATCGCCTCGCCGTGCGCCAGGGCGAGGGCGGCCCCGAGCTTTGGGCGGTCGATTGCGAATGGACCGACGTGGTCAAGGCCGGCCTGCAAAAGAACCCGCCCGAGTGGCGCTACTACTCTCCCGCTTACGACGTCCGAAAGAAGACGGGCGAGATTACGAGTTACCTCAATACCGCTTTGACGAACAATCCCGCCACCTGGCGGGTCACCGCATTAGCAAACACCGTGAGAGGGGTCCGGACCATGGACTACAAAGAGATCGCGGCGGCGCTCTTCGGCGACGACGACGAGAAGAAAAAGGCCGCCAAAGCCGCGATCGCGGCGATGTCGGACCTCGAGCGGAAGGCCTACAAGGCCGCTTGGAAGGCCGCCCAGGCCGCCGCCGACGACGGCGACGACAAGCCGGCGGACGACAAGCCCGCGGCCGACGCGAAGACCGCCAGCGAGGGCGACCCCCCGAAGGACGACAAGAAAGAGGGCGAAGAGGCGGCGCGCGTCGCGGCCACCCGCCGCGAGGCCGACTTGCTCGCCACGATCGGCACGCAGGATCGGCGGATCGCCGACCTCGAAGCGCGCAACGTCGCAACCGAGCGAGAGCAGATCCTCGCGAGCCGCCCCGACCTCACCGAATCCCAGCGCAAGACGTTGGGCGGCAAGGCCCCGGCCGAGATCCGCGAGATCCTCGCCCTCATCCCCGCGCCGGCCCCGGACCCCGCGGCCGCGTCGAAGGTCACCGCCACGCGCGGGCAATCGCAGACCGACGGCGGCGAATATGGCTCAGTGCGCGCCGCGCGCCTGCCGCCCGAAGAGCATGCGGACCTCGCCCAGCGCATGGGCCGGGACCCGCGCCCGAAGGGGGTTCACTGGGATCCCCAGCGGCCAAACGATCTCGTGTTCCCGCTCATGGGGCGGGACGAGGCACGTACGATCCTCGCCACCCGGGCGAGGCAGGGGAAGGACGGGCCGCCCCGCAAGCCGGCTCACGTCGAAGGGGTCAAGTGATGGCCGCGCTCAGTCAAGAGTTTATGTCCAGCTTCGAGCGCTGGACCCGAAAGCAGCTCCCCCTCGCGCCGGGCGTCAAGGCCTGGAAGGGCGGAACGTGCCTGGGCGACCCGACAAACGCCAACGTGATCCCGGGCGCGGCGGCGACGGGCAAGCTCTTCCTCGGGCAATTCGCCGAGACGATCGACAATACCGCGAGCACAAACACAAACGCGCTCGTCAACGTCGACTTTCTCAAGGAAAAGACGGTCCTTTGGCGGGACAACGACGGCAGCATCACCGCCGCGAACCTCTTTTCGGCCTGCTACGTGGTCGACGATCACACGGTGGGCGCGTCCAGCTCGGGCAAGAGCAAGGCCGGGGTCATCCTCGCGGTCGATTCGGTCCTGGGCGTCGGTTTCGAAGTCGAGGGGGTGTGACATGCCGGCTCTAGTCCCGTCGTTTCTCTTCGACTTTGAATCGGAAATGCAGCGCATCACCGAAAACGAATTCATCCGCATGTCCGCGAGCGACGTCCTTTGGTGGCGCTCGGTGACGCGCGTCCGCACGACGGGGAAAAAGCGCGAGATCATCGCGTGGCTTCTCTCGACCGCGCAGATCCGCGATCAGGGCCTCGGGGGGAATATCAACTTCGAGGACATGGCCGCGACGTTCCAGGAATACGACGTGCGGAACGCGGGCGAGGGCCTCAAGCTCGTTCGCGACCAGCTCGAGGACAACGACGGTAACGGCTTCGACTTCGCCGCCGAGTGGTCCGCGCAGATGGGCGCGCAAAGCGCCTACTGGCCCCAGAAGAGGATCACCCCGCTTCTCCTGAACGGGACCGCGGCGACCTCGCTGGCGTACGACGGCAAGCCTTTTTTCTCGACCTCGCACCCGGTGAATCAGTTTCGGCCGGGGGCCGGGACATACGCCAACCTTTTTACGGGCTCGTCGAGCGGCGCCTACCCCGGCGGGGTGGATCTCACGGTCTCGGACGTCAACGCGGCGTTGGCCGGCTTGCAATCGCTGCGGGCCTACATCGCCTCGATCAAGATGCCCAACGGCGTCGATCCGCGGTTCCTGAAGATCCGCGGCTTGCTCGTGCCGCCCGCGATGACGGCGCGCGCGCAGCAGTTGACCCACGCGCGCTACCTGGCGCAGCCGACGACCGGCGGCGGCGGCTCGGGCGACGTCGAGGCGATCATCAACGATTGGGCCATGGCCGAGCCCATCGAAGCGCAAGAGCTGGCGGGTGCGACCTACGCCGACGGCTCGGACCCAAACAAGACGTGTTTCCTGATCTGCGAGCAGATCAGCACCACCCAGCTCGGCGGGTTCGTCTACGTCGACCGCGAGCCATTCCGGATCACGTACTACACGGGCCAGGGCGGCGGGACCGGCGTCGACGCCGTCTTGGACCGGGCGCGCGAGCTGGAATGGCATAATCAGGGCCGTAATGCAGTGGGCTATGGCCACCCGTATGTGATCTTCAAGGTCAACCCCACCTAAGGGGCCGCCCGTGGCCGGCTCTCTCTATGTCGACCTTCCGACCTTCACAACGCTTGCGACCATTCCGCGAGCGGACGTGCAGCGTTTCGAGGCGGACAACCCGGGCTTTATCGCGGCGCGCTCGGCGCTGCATCAAGCTTGGATCGACGCCCGCCTGAAAAAGCGTTACGTCGTCCCCTTCGACTTCGACGAGCCGCCCACGATCGTCGTGATGTGGCTCGTCGCCCTGCTGACGCTCGACGTCTTCGAGCGCCGCGGTTACAACCCGTCGACCGCCGAGATCCAACCGATGCGGGACGCGGCGACGCGCGCGCTCGACGAGGTCCGCGAGGCGGCCGACGCGGAAAAGGGGCTCTTCGATCTGCCGCTGCTCGCGGATGCGAGCGCCTCGGGCGTCACCGCGGGCGGGCCCCTCGCCTACACCGAGACGTCTCCCTACGTGTTCACCGATCAGCAGGCCGAGCAAGGCTCACGCGAAGACGCGGCCGGTCGGGGGTCCTACTGATGGCCGAGATCGACGAGATGATCGAGGCGATGACGCGGATCGCGGGGGCACCCGCCGATGCCGCGCGGCTCGCCGCGCCCCTCATCGACGAGGCGATCAAGAGCACGGTGCGCGCCGGGACGAGCCCCGCGGGGACCGCTTGGGCACCGAAGAAGCGCGGCGGCGGCGCGCCCCTCGTGCACGCGGCGGACGCCATCTCGACGGCGGCCGTGGGGTCCGTCGTCCGGGTGACCCTCTCGGGCGTCGAGGTCTTCCATCACTTCGGGGCCGGCGTCCCGCGGCGCCAGATCCTCCCGGACCCCGGGACGATCCCGCCCGCCGTCGCGCGCGCCCTCGAGCGAGCGACCGCCCAGGCCTTCGACCGGGCGGTGGGGTGACCCCATGCCGGGCCGCTCCCCGCTTCGCGCGCTCGCCCGCGCCATCCGCTGGCGCTTCGAGGCGTACGGCGTGACCGCGTCCGTCCGTCTCGGGTGGCGCCAGCGCACCGAGCAGGACCCCGACGCGGGAAACCGCGTGGTGCTCGTCCCCGGGATCTTCGACCCGTCGGCGGGCCTCGGCGTGAAGTCGCTTCGCGCGGGGCGCTTCGACCGCGACGCCCCACAAAACTACGTCGACCACGATCCGCGCCTTCGCGCCGTGGCTTGGTGGCATGAGCCGGTGACCTTCTCGGTCTGGGCCGTGAGCGACGACGACCCCCAGGACGAGGAGGCGCAGATCGAGGCGACCGAGGATCTTTGCGAGCGCACGATCGACGCGATCCATAACGCCGTCGACCCCGAGACGCAGATCCCGATCGGTTACGGCAACGTCGAGGATTTCGGCGATCCCTACTGGACCTTGCCGCCCGTCGAAAAGCCATTCGGTCGAGAGCTGACCTTCGGGATCGTGCTTCTCGTCCCGCAATTCGAAACCCCAAGCGGGCTCGCCTTCCCGAGTCCCGTTGTGCAGCGCAACCCCGCCACGTGAGGCCCACACAATGAGCGTCCCCAACGTCGCGATCGAAAAGATCGACTTTCAAACCGGCTCGGTGGCGCCCTCGCCCGTAGGCGTCTTGGCGATCATTGCGCCGGCCTTGGACGGCCCCGAGAATACGCCGACGAGCTACACGCGCGATGACCTCGCGTCCGATGACTTCGGGCCCTCGCCGCTCGTCGAGGACGGGTCCTATGCGCTCGCGATCAGCCAAAACCCCGTCGTGCTCGTGCGCCCCAACGCGAGTCAACCCGCGGCCTACAGCGCGATCGACACGTCGGGCATGGTCGGGACGACGACGCCCACCGCAGGCACGACGCCCCCCGCAGACCGCTACAGCGTGACCGTTACCTTTCTCGACTCGGGGACCGTTGGCGCGTCCGGCCTGCGCTGGACGATCGACCTCGGCGGCGGGCCGTCCGCGCCAATGCTCATGCCCGTCGGGTCCGCGCCGATCACCCTCACGGCCCCCGACTTCCCCGGCGGCGGGTCGCCCGGGGTGAGCGTCGTTCTCTCGGCCGGAACGGTCGGCGCGGGGGGCTTTCTCACCTTCGAGACCACGCCCCCGGCCACGGTCGACGCGGACCTTGCGGCGTCGCTCGAGGCCTTGCGCGTCTCGACCCTGGACTGGGAAGCGCTGCTCATCGAGCAGGACATCGGGACGGGGACCGTCGCCATGGTCGACACGTGGCTTTCAAGCCTCGAGAGCGTCGGCAAGTTCAAGATGGCGTTTCTCAACACCAGGCTCAAGGCCGCGAGCGAGAGCGAGAGCGCCTTCGCGACCGCGATGCAAACGCTCGTCTCGGGGTCGACGCCGACGATCCGGGCGTCGGTCGGGACCGACGGCGGCGACGTCACGAGCACGCTCACGGGCGTCACCGCGGCCCGCCCAACGTCGCTCATCGAAGCGGCGCGGTGCATGGCCATCCCCCTCGGGGTCGAGCCCGCATACGTCAACCTGGGCCCGCTCGGGGGCGTCTCGATCGTGGACCTCTCGGGACAGCCGAGCTTTCACAACGAGCAGAATTACCCCAATCTCGATCAGCTGCTTTTGACCACGCTTCGCAGCGTCCCGGGCAAGACGGGGGCTTTCATCACCAACGGCCGGATCTTCTCGACCGTCGGCAGCGATTACGTGCTCGTCCCGCACGTGCGCACGATGAATCGAGCGTGCGAGCTGGCCTACGCCATCTTGACGGGCCAGCTCTCGCGCGGCGTCGGGAAGAAACCGAAGGACCCGAAGACGGGCAAGGTCTTTATCCTCGAGAGCGACGCGCTCGCCATCGAAGGCCTGGTCAACGAGACGATCCGTCCGGCGCTCGCGGGCCAAGTGCAGGACGTGAGCTTCGCGCTCTCGCGTGACGATGACATCGGCGCCAATAGCGGCGCGATCCTCACCGGCGCGATCGCGATCGTGTCGCTGGCCTACGTCAAGGGCTTTCGCGTTCTGGCCGGCTTCTCGCGGTCGATCGCCGTCGCGGCTTGAGCCGAATTACTCGCACGCAAGTAGGGGATTCCCATGTCTGACATCATCCGAATCGGTGGCGTGCAATACAATTGGAATTCGTCGATCACTCGGATCGACGGCCAGCCCTTCCGTGGGATCCTTGAGGTGGACTGGTCCCAAAAGATGGACGTCGAGACCGTCTATTCGCAGACGCAAGACGGCGTGCCCATCGGGGCGACCTCGGGGCAGTACGCGGTCGACTCGTTCACCTTCAAGATGCTGCGCGAATACGCCGAGCAATTGAAGCTCTATCTCGCGATGACCGCGCCCGGCGTTCCCCCGGGCAACCGTGGCCAGATCGGCAGCTACGGCCTTACGACGTTCGTTTTCCAGGCGACCGCGAGCGAGCCTTTGCAGATCGGCGCGCTCCCGGTCCACGTGGACGCGAGCCCGTGCCGCATCATCGGCGAGAAGCAAACGTCCGCGAAGGGTACGGCGGCGCTCGAAACCGAATTCACCGTGTGGTGTCAGCAACTTCGGGTCAACGGTCTGTCCATGTACAGCCCGGCGATCCCGACCCTTTGAAGGTGACCCATGCCCCACCCCGCACCGAACCCGCTCGCCGTCGTCCCCCCGACGCCCGCCGAAGAGACGATCGAGCAAAAGATCGCGCGCCTCACGAAGGCGAGAGAAGAGCGCGACGAGGCCGCGCGGCTCGCCGCGCTGGCGCACCAGGCCCTTTGCCTCGAGCTGGACGACCGCTTCTCACGTGAGCTGGGCCCGCGCGGCCAAGCGTGGGAGCTGGTCAACGAGGACAACACGAACGGCGAGGGGCCGATCGTCGTGAAGCTCGGCGACCCCGTCGCGCACAAGCTTTGGCAGAGCAAGCCGGGCGCGGCGCCAGAAGACGCGTTCCGGTACGTTGAGCCCTCGGTAGTCTATCCCGCAAAGGACGTGTTCACGGCGATCGTGAACCGTCGGCCGCAATTGCTCTTGCGCGCCACGGCCGCGGTGACCGCCCTATTCGGCTTTTCCGAGGGCGTCTTGCGGGGAAAATACTAGAGCGGGTCAAGGGGGCCCTGGCGGACGAATGGCAGGCCGCCGACGCGATCGCCGCTCTCTTCCGGCCCGCCGACGAGGTTCCGAGCGAGACCGCGCGCGTCGGTGCGCACCTTCTCGCGGTGGTCGTCCTCTCGCTGCTCGAATCGAGGGGGTAAGCCGTGGCGGATAAGACCGCGACATGGTCGGTCGAATTCAAGAGCGACGTAGGGCCCGCGTCGCGCGAGGCGGCGGCGGGCCTCGAGCAATTGCGCTCGAAGGCCGAGGCGTCGCAAACGACGATCAAGGGCCTTGCGGCGGCCCACCGCGCGCTACGCGGTTCGTCCGATGAGGTCGTCGCGGCAAAAGCCCAGCTCAAGGCCCAGCTGGACGCCGAGCGCGGGGCGTTCTCTCAGCTGACGCTCGCCATCATCAAGCAGGGGTCGAGCCTTGAACAGCTCACGGCCCAGGCGAAGGCCGCCGACGCGGCCCAGCGCAAGGCCGACGCGGCCAAGCGCGCCGAAGAGCAGCGGCGCCTTGCTGAGGCGCAGACTCGCGCGGCCGACGCGCAAAAGCGCCTTGCGGACGTCCAAGCGAAGGCCGCCGAGGCCCAAAAGAGGCTCACCGAGCAGACGAAACGCTACGCCGAGGAAGATCGGAAGCTCACCGAGGCGCAAGGCAAGCTCGGCCAGGCCTTCCGGGCGGGCGGCGGGCCGCTCGCCGACTTCCACGCGCGGTTGACCGGCGTGCGGGACCTCGCCGAGGGGGCCGGGGGCAAGCTGGCCCTTCTCGCCGCGGGGACCGCCATCGCCGTCGCGGGCGTTGCGAAGCTGACGTCTTCCTTCATCGAAGGGGCGATCGGTATGGGGCGATGGCTCATCGCGAGCGCGGATGCCCTGCGCAACATGGGCTTGATGCGCCAGGCCGCGAGCGGGTCGGCCGAAAACGCGGCGGCGCTCGGGACGCAGGTCGACCGGCTCGCTCGCAAGGTGCCCCTCGCGAAGGCCCAGATCAACGATCTCGCCGTCGAGATGACCCGCGCCATGTCGGGCGGCCTCTCGCGCGCAAACGGTGCCACGATCGTCGCCTCGATCGAGGCGGTGAGCACGGCGACGGCCGCCGCGGGCGATCAGGTGGGCTCGACCTTCCGGGGCCTCATCGAACGGGGAAAGAACTTCGGCCGCTTTTGGCTCTCGCCCCAGGACATGCAGGGGACCGGCCTTCGGTTTACTGAGGTCGCCGAGGCGCTCGCGGCCCGTCTGCACGTGTCGCTTGCGAAGGCGAAGGACGTGCTCTTTCGCGGCGGCCTGGACCTCGCCACGGGCGTCGGCGCGTTCAAGGATGCGATCAACTCGAAGTTTGCCGCGGTCAACGCCGACAAGATGCTTTCGGTCGATGTCCAACTAACGAAGTTTCAGGACAAATTGCAGGGGCTCGCCAAGGGCGTCGCCCTCGAGCCGCTTTTGCGCGGCCTCAATGCCCTATTGTCCAAATTCGACGAAGGGACCGTCACCGGCAAGAGTCTACAGGTCATCTTTGCGCGCATCGGCAATGCGCTTGCCTCGATCGACGTGGCCAAGCTCGCCACGGGGATCGAGACCGTCGCTCTTTGGGGCCTTCGGGCCACTGAGGGCTTTTGGAAGTTTGGCGTTGCGATCAATGCCACGCTCGACAACCCGCTTATCCAAACGGCCCTCACCGGCTTGAAGATCGCCGCGTTTGGCGTGGCCGCCGCCTTCGGCGTGGTCGCCACGGTGCTCTTTGGCGCCGCCCTGGTGATCGGCGGGGTGGGCAAGGCGATCGGGTTCCTTTGGGAGAAGGGAAAGGCGCTCTTGTCCCTGGACTGGGCGGGGATCGGCCGCGGGGTGATCGACGGCCTGGTCAACGGGATCAAAGACGGCGCGCGCAAGGTCTGGGATGCCGTGACGGGGGTGGGTACGACGATCAAGGATGCGTTCAAAAGCGCCCTGGACATCCACTCGCCGTCCAAGGTCTTCGCCATGTACGGGCGGCAGACCGCGGCAGGGTTCAATCAAGGCCTGGCCGAGGGCGCGGCGAGCGGCGTACAGGTGGCCGGCGTGCTCGCCCCGAGCCCGACCGGGGCCGGGGCCGGCGGTGGCGCCGCGGGCGGCGGCATGGTGGCGCACGTGCAGATCATCGTGCAGGTGCCCCCGGGGACGAGCGCCGGGGAGGCCCAGGGCATCGCGCGCGCGGTCTCGGCGCCGAGCATCCTTCGCGAGCTGACGCGCGCCTTGCGCGAAGGCATGGTCACGCAAGGCGTCCCGACGGGCGCGGGGGCGGCAGGATGACGCAGATCGCGATCAACGGCTTTCCTTCGGTCGACACGATCATCCTGGGCGGTGACCGCATGCCGGGGCAGTGGATCTTGCAACCGACCTCGAAGGAATACGGTTGGCAGGTCCAAAAAGGTTGGGCGCTCGCGGGCGCCACCGTGCGGCCCATCGGTGACGAGCTGGTGAGCGCGTCCTTCCTCGTGCGCTTCCACACCGCCGCCGATTGGGCGGCCTTCCAACCGTTCCGACGCAGGTACTTGGCGAAGGCCCTTTTCACCGCGGGCGGCGAGGCGACCTATGCGATCGGGATCGTGCACCCCGAGCTGAACGCGCTCGGCGTGACGGCGGTGGTGCCGCGCAAGGTCCCGGCGTTCACGAACAACGGCAAGGGGCTTTGGACGGGGACCGTCGAATTTCTGCAATACCGCAAGGCCGTGCCCGTCCCCGAATCCCCCCAGGCCGCGATTCCCGCCGCCGCCGCCCCCGCGCCCTCGGCGGCCGACGCCCTCGAGCAAGAGCAGCAGGCGCACCAAGAAGAGGTACAGGGGGCGCGCGGGTGACGAGCGAGATCACCCTCACCCCGGGCCCGGTGCGCGCCGTGTCGATGCGCCTCCTCATGCCCTACGTGGGCGTCTGGCTCGCCGATCTCGAGCTAGATCCGACGACGGCGACGCCCGCGCCGACCTCGGGGGAGGTCACGATCGCGATCGCCTCGTCGCCGCCGGTGACGCTCGCCGGGACGATCGACCCGCGCGGCTCGGGCTCGTTCGCCGAGCGCGTGACGTTGCGCGTGCTCGGGGGCGGCGGCGGTTGGGACCGCCCGGTGACGCGCCAGCATTTCCACTCGGACGGGGGCGTGCCCTCGGTGCGCGTGTACGCCGCGACCGCGCTGGCCGTGGGCGAGGCGGTCGCCGTCTCGGCGCCCCAGACCTTCGCCGCCGATTTCGTCCGGTCGATGGGCCCGGCGTCGCGCGTCTTTCAGGACGAGCCGTCCTGGTGGGTCGACTTCTCGGGGGTCACTCAGGTTGGGCCGCGCCCGTCGCTCGCGCCGCCCGATGACCTCGTCTTGCTCGATTGGCAACCGTCGACCGAGACCGCCGAGATCGCGACGGGGGCGCCGCTCGTGCCGGGGACCACGATCCGCGACGCGCGCTTGCCGGGCGGCGGCCCGATCGTTGTGCGCGACGTCGAGCAGCGCTTTGACAGCGCGGGCGGGCGTGCGCTCGCCTGGTGCGGCGCCGCCCCCGCGGCCCAATTGCTGGGGGACCTTCGATCCCTTGTCGAAGAGTTTTCGGGCCGGAAGTTCCTGGCTACCTACTTGTATCGTGTCGTTGCGCAGAATTCGGACGGGCGGTTGCAGCTGCAAGCCTTGCGGCCGAGCGCGGGCCTTCCCGATATCCTGCCGATCGCGCCGTGGACGGGGCACGGCGGCGCGAGCGCGAAGCTATTGCCAGGCTCCCTCGTGCGGGTCGCCTTCGTCGGCGGGGACCCGTCGCAACCCGTGGCGGACGCGTACGAGCCCGCGCGCGTGCCCCTCGAGAGCACGATCGACGCGTCGACCGCGCTTCACCTGGGCCCCTCGTCGGCGGCCGTCCAGCTGGCGGGCGGTGGCCATCCGCTCGCGTTCGCGGATCTGGTGCTCGTCGAGCTGGGGAAGATCGCGACCGCGATCGGCACGCTCGGCGGCACGTACACGCCCCCAACGAGCCCGCCGGGCTCTAGCAAGGTGACGAGCGGATGAGCGGTCTCACGGCCTCGCGCACCTATCAGGAACTTCGCTGGGGCGACGACATGGACCCCAACGCGGCCGAAACCGAATCGGATCTCGAAAGCCTCGAGCAAGACGTTTTGCACATTTTGCAAGAGCACTTGGGGACAAACCTCGCCGACCCCAACAAAGGGGCGGGCGTCGCCGACTTCCTAAACGGGACGACGGCCCAGCTCGCGGCCTTGCCCGCCACGATCGACGCCCAGCTTGCGAACGTGGACCGTCTCTCGGGGTCGAAGACCACGCTCTCGCAACAGGATGACGGCTCGTTCTTCCTCGACGTCGAAGTCATCGTCGGGGGGCAGATCGCGCTCTTCCCGTATCAGCTCGGGCCCGGCGGCCTCACGAGGCGGTGATCCCCAATGCCTGGCCCCCCCTTCCCGAATCCGCCCATGACGATCGGCGCGCTGCTCGCGCCGACGACTCAACAGGTGGTAGTCGCGGTCATCGTCAACGGCCTGGTCAAGATGGGCATTCGTGCGGACCGCTGGCCCCAGGAAGGGACCGCGATCAGCATCATCACCACGGTTGCCGCTCTTTTCGCCGCCGCGATCAACGTCACGATCATCCCCGCGATCTCGGCCGGGTTTCTGCCGACGGCGGCGCGCGGGTGGCTCACGTGGGTCGCATACTACGTTTACGGGGTCACGCGCGTCTCGGCGACGTTCGCCACGGGCGAGATCACCTTGACAAACAACGGCGGCGGCTCGTTCGCATTCGACCCCGGCGAGGTCACCTTTCAAAACCCGACCACCAAGGCGACCTATACCAACGTCGATCCGATCTCGCTCGGGCCCGGACCGGCGACGACGACGACGGTCGGCATCCAAGCGACGGCCCCGGGGACCGCGAGCAATTCCGCGCCCGGCGACGTGACCGTCATCGTTACCACGATGCTCGGGGTCACCGCCGCGAACGCGATCGCTGTGCTCGGGCTCGACGAGCAATCGGACGCCTCGCTGCAAGCCCTTTGCTGGAACGCGATCCCCGCAAATTCGGCCTATGGCCCGGCGCAAGCCGTGGGGTACGCCATCCAAACGGCGACGCGGATCGACGGGACACCTGTCAATATCAACCGCTATCAGTCGTCGGAAAGCTCGCACACGGGGGCGCTAACGGTGTACGTCGCCTCGCCCTCGGGAAGCGTGGATCCCGGGGACGAGACCGCGGTCCTAAACAACATCCTCGCGATCGCGCGTCCGCCGTGCGTCCAAGTCACGGTCACCCCGGCGTCGCCCGTGTCCGTCGCCGACGCCCTCACGGTGTACGTCACCGCGACGCCTGGGCTCGACGCGGGCGCCGTGTCCGATGCGATCGAGACGTCCCTGGACGACTTTTTTGCGGCCTATCCCATCGGGGGCAAGACGGCGGGCCTCACGACGGCGCTCTTTGCCAGCGCGATCGAGGGGGCTTGCTATGCGGCCTGGCCTGGCGTCTTCGACGTGCAGGGCGCGGCCGATCACCTTCTCACGGCGGGCCAGGTAGCCGCCAACGCCACGACCGTCACCGTCCGGATCGTGTGATGGGCGCGCCGGGGCAATTCGCCAAGCTCTTTCGCGGGTGGCGTAACACCCTGCGCAAGGTCATCCCCGCATGGCAGCAGGAACGCCCGGGCGCCGTCGTCGGCTTCCGCTTTCTCTGGTCGCTCATCCTGCCGATCGACATCTTGATCGAGCAGACCTTACAGGGGGTCAACGCGTGGGGCCCCGGCTCGCCCAACGCGACCCCGACGGCCCTAGCGCTGCTCGGTCAATCGCGAGGCCTCATCCAAGGCGAGGTCGAAGCGGACGAGGTCTTCGCGGCGCGCCTTCGCAATTGGCGAACAAACGGCCTGGTCAACGCGCCGCCGCTCGTCCCCAAGGTGGGAAGCCAGATCGGTAATACCCTGGTCCTGGCGCAGCAGATCCAAGTGTTTCTCGCGAACAATCCGACGGTGCGGATCTTCGAGCGCATCTTTACGACCTCGCCGACCACGCCCGTTGCGCTCGTGACATCGGTCTTCCCCGACGGGACCACCGAGGTTCAGCAAATGACGTGGGAATGGGACACAGCGGCGCCCTATACGGACGAAGCGGGGACGCACACGGTCGCGACGATCCGCGGGTGGTGGTCCGACTTTTGGGTCATCGTCACGCCGGCCACGTACGCGGTCACCGGGACGACGCTCGCCGCTCTCGTGCCGATCTGGGGAACGAGTAGCGGCGTCGGCATCGGCCATGCGGTCCCGCGCCGCTCGGTCGACGCGATCCTGCGCCTCGTGGCCCAATTCAAGGGGGCCTATACCTACTGCCGCGGGATCGTGTGGTCCTACGACTCGACGCTTTTTGACCCCGGCAACCCGAGCGCGCCCGGCAACCCGGACGGCACTTGGGGCATGTGGATCAAGGACAACGGGTCCGGCGGCGCGACGACCGCCCGCCCCAATTCGTGCCGCTTTTGGATTCCTCGCAAAGGGTGACGCCCCATGCACGACTACGCCGGCTCGGACACGTTTTGGGCCACCATTCCACTGATCGACGACTCGGACGCGCCCAACGCGTCCAACTTCGACGCCGCGCCGCAAGCCCTCGCGGACCGAACGACGAGCTTGCAGGCCCACAAGCTCACGAAGGACGCGACCGACACGATCACCGGGGCGATCACTATCTCGACCCCGGGCGAGCTGATCTTCGCCAACGCCACGGGGATCGAATTCGAGAGCGGATCGGGCGTCATCTTCGACGCAGGGTCAAGCCTCGAGATCGCGGGACACGTGCTTTACGACACGGGGTCCACGATCGGCGGGCCCGTCACCCGGACGGCCGGAACCGAGACGATCGCGGACCTCGGCTCGATCTCGATCGAGACGTCCAGTGGTCTCTCGATCGACGTTGCGACCGGCCTGGCCCTCACGGTTGCTGGCGCTCTAACGATCGGGGTGGCCGGGGCCGTCAAGGCGCACACGTCCGGGGCGGTTACCGCCGATGTCTCGGCCGGGGTGACGGCGAGCGCGGCGGGCGGCGTTTCGTCGTCGGTCGATGGCGGGATCGAATTCGCCGGGGGCTCGACCGACTTCGGCAAGCTCTCGCCAGCGCGCGCGAAGACCTACTCTTTTCCGATCCGTCTCACGAATCCGAACGCCATCGACGGAACGAGCTGGGCGGTCCCGGGCAACTTCCTTGAAGGGAAGGCCCAAAGCGTCTTCGCGATCTTCCCGCTCGAGAATCCGCACGACGGCGCGACGCTTGATAGCGTAACAGTCACCTTTGCGGTGACGGGCACGCATTCGGCTGTCCCCGCAAACCTTCCGGCGATCACTGTCCAACGGTTCCACCTGGCCCCCGGCTCTTCGTACTTCCTCGGGGAGGACCTTTCCGTGACGAGCAGCCAGGGCCCGCCGACGCCCGCGAGCGGGTCCGCGTGGGACAATTCGCACCTGACGCAGTCGTTTACGTATACGTGCGACCAGAACAACGTAATCGATAATGCTAGCTACGTGTACGTGATCTCGCTCATTGACGAGCACGGGACCGACTCGGTCGCCGGTAATACCTACGTGGGTGTGACCGCCGCCTATTCCGGGATCACCGATCTGCGCTTCCCGAGCTGAGGCCATCATGTCCAATAACGTCCCCACCGCCCTAGAGCAGTTCTTCGACGCGCTTGTCACGGTGAACGGAACCGCGATGACGAAGCGCCCCACGCTCGCCATGACGGGCGGGGTCACAGGGACCGACGACCCGATCAACAACGCGACGATCCTGCACTTCGCGGGCGAGGGCCTATCGCCGCCGCCGCCCCCGAGGCGGGGACAGTACGCGCCGGCCCAGCGCGCGGGCAACGGTGCGCGCCGCCTCGTTGAGATCGACGGCCCGGCCAGTTACGACGCCGAGCCGGGGGACCTCGTCTCGCTCGACCTCTCGGCGGGCCCGGTGAATCTACGCTTTCCCGAGACGGCCAGCCCGGGCGCCCGCGTGGGGGTCGCCGTGCTGCTCGGCGATGGCCGACACCCGGTGATGCTCGACGGCCGGGGGCGAAGCATCGTGGGGCCGGGCGACCGCCTCGATTCGGGCTCGTGGGATTGGGTTCTCACGCGCGGCGTTTGGTATCCGGTGATCGCGGGGTAGCCGATGGACGTTCCCTTGCCCATCGTCTCGGCCGCGGTCTCGGCGGCGGTGAGCTTGGGGGTCACTTACGGCGTCTTCCGCACGCGGCTCGGGAACGCCGAAAAGCGCCTTGAGAAGCTCGAAACGAAGGCGGACGCCGCGAAGGATGCGATCCACGCGATCGAGCTGGCCCAGCAAAAGACCGCGGGGCGCGTCTCGGACATCGCCGAGCTAAAGGAAACGACGGTCTCGCGCGACGTTTTCCGGGTCCGCATGGATGCGCAGGACGACGTCTTGCAAGAGCTACGGATCGCGGTCGACCGGAAGGTCTCGATCGGGAGCATGGCCGCCGTCCAACCCGACGAGCGCCCCGCGCCGCCGCCGCCCCCGATGCGCCCGCGCTTGCCATCGCGTCCCCGTTGACGGCCGCTTTCTTGGCGGCGGCTCTTTCCGGCCCGACCCTCGGGGCGTGCGCGTCGACCCCGTTACGGCCCTCAAGCTCTCGATCGTGCTCGCCGTCGTGGTGGGCGGGATCGTGCTCGTGGGCCTGGGGCGCATCGACGCTCACGACTTTTTTGGCGACCTCGCAACGGTCGTGACAGGGCTCCTCGTGGCGCTCGGGCTCACCGGCGCGGCAAGCCAGGTCGCCCAGGGCCAGCGCGACGCCGCGCGTCTCTCGATCCGGCCGCCGCCGCCCGAAAGGGATCGCTCATGACGTCTCGGCGCCGTTTCGTGCTCGCGGCGCTCGGTGCGCTCCCGTTCGTCGGGTGCGGGACGATCTCTCAGTGGTGGCAGACCTTCGAGCAAAACCCCGCCGCCGCCGTGAGCGAGCTGGTGACGTACGTGGGGGGCCTCGTGCAAACCGCCGAGGCGATCTTCGCCGAGATCCTGCCCTTGCTCGGCGCGTCGGGAGCGCAAGCGAGCGCCGACTTCAACGCGCTTGTGCTGACGGTGCAAGACGCCTCGAGCGCCCTGCAAGACGCTGTGCAGGTGGCGATCCAAGCGAAGCAGCCATCCCCGGATTGGGGATCGCTCGTCGCCGCCTTACAAGACGCCGTCGCCAAGCTCTTCGCGGCCGTCGCGGCCTGGCAAGGCGCCGCGCAGCCGCCCGCCGAGCGCCGCGCGCGCCTGTCGAGCCACTTCCAATTGCTCGCGCGGCAGGCCGCCACCGTCGCGCGATGGAGGCACTAGCCCATGCCCATCAAAGAAGTCTTCGCTCCGCACCTTGGACGGAAGGTCAAGCTCGGACGAAGGCGCCCCGTCGCGCTCGGGCCGCACCTTCGCTTTGCGCGCTACGTGCGCGGCACGTTCCCCGCGCCCCCCTCGAGCATCGACTACACGAGCAAGGCGGCGACGATCCTCGCCGACGTCATGGGAAACGACGCCCTCGGGGATTGCGTCATCGCGGGCGGCTACCACGTGGTGGGCGTCGAGACGGCGAACGCGGGCGACCCCTTCCACGCGACGAGCGCCCAGATCATCCACGATTACTCGGCCATCGGTCACTACGTCCCGGGCAATCCCGCGACGGACAACGGTTGTAACCTACAAGACGCGCTCAATTTCTGGACCGCGCACGGCTTCGCGAACGGAACGAAGCTCACGGCGTGGCTCGCCGTCGACCCGTCGAATCAAGCCGAGTGCATGGCGGCACTTTGGCTCTTCGAAAACCTCTATTTCGGGTTCGAGCTTCCCGACGCGTGGATCTCGCCCTTCCCGAGCGCCGACGGGTTCACGTGGGATGTGGCCGGCGCGCCAGACGGCGATAACGGGCATTGCGTCCCGGGCGCGGCGTACACGCCGAGCGGCGTCGAGATCATCACCTGGGGGCTCAAGGGCCTTTTGACGTGGGCGGCCCTGCGCAAGTACGGGTCAAGCGGCGCGGGCGGTGAGGCCTACGTCATGCTGACGCCGGACCAGATCGCGAAGGGGCAGAGCAAGGCCCCCAACGGCTTTGCCTGGGCGGATCTGCTCGGGGACTGGAACGCCCTCGGGGGCGCCGTCCCGATCCCTGCGCCGACGCCCGCGCCCCCGGCCCCCGCGCCCCCCGCGCCGACGCCCGCCCCCTCGGCGCCGCCCACGCTGTCCCAGGCCCAGGGCGCCCTAAAAACGGCCTTCGCCGGGCTTCACCCGCTCTTGACGAACCCCCAGGCCTTGGCGGCGGCCCAGCGCGCCCTGACGCCACTCTGGCCCCCGGCCTCGTGACCATCGCGCGGGCGCTCGTCGCGGTGGTCCTCGTCGGGTGCCCCCCCGGGCCCCAGGCGCCGACGCCCCAATCCGTATACACGAGCTTGGTAGCCGCCGGGTGCCTCGCGCCGTCTTCCGACGGGATCCAGGTGATCGCCGACGAGCACGCACGCCCCGACGCGCCGGCCTGGCTATCGTGTCTGTTTGATGGTGGAAGTGTCCCCTCGTGCGGGGTGCCGTGCGACGCTGGCGGCGATGCCGCGTCCGCGGTGGGGCGATGAGCTTCCGACCGATCCGGCGATCCCCTCGGCGATCGCGCGCGCGGCCATCATGAGCGGGCGCAAGGTCGTCGCCTGCCCCTTCGCATCGCTCGGCGTCGACACGGCGACGCGCCCCACGCGCGAGCAATACGCCGCGCTCGCGGCGCTCGGCGTGCGTTGGGTCGCGCGCTACCTCGGGGACCTCACGAGCGCCGAGATCGGCGATGCGCACGCCGCGGGCCTCGGCGTCGTCGCCGTACAGCACGCCCACGCCCCCGGGTGGCAACCGCTCGTGACGCTCGGCGACGCGGACGGCCGCCGAGCCGTGAACGATGCGCGCGCCGCTGGGATCCCGCCGATGACCCTTTGGTGCGACCTCGAAGGGCTCGCGCCGACGGCCGACGTGCAGGCGGTCCAGGTTTATGCGGTCGCCTGGTGCAACGCCGTGCGCGCGAGCGGCTTCGAGGCGGGCGTCTACCTCGGCGAGGGCGTCCCCGGCACGGCCCAAAGCTACTACGCGCTGCCGTTTGTCGCTTACTGGAAATCCCAAAGCATGGTCGCGACGCCCGCGCGCCGCGGGTGGCAGCTGATCCAGCTCTACAATTGGCCCCGGGGGGAGTGCCGCGTCGGCGATGTCTTCCCCGGCGCGCCCGCGTCAGTCGCCGCGCTGCTCGTTGACTTCGACGTTGCGGGCTCGGACTACCTCGGGGGGTTTCCTACGATGCTCGTCGCGGGGTGAGCTGGCGTCATGGGGCCTTCGCCGCTTTCGCCTCGGCGTCGGCCCTCGCCTTCGCTTCGTTCTTCGCCCGGATCTCGTCGGCGAGCGCACCCGCCCGCGACGTCTTCGTCTGTTCGGCCTCGGGCTTCTCTTTCTCGGCGAGTAGCTCGGCCCACGTCGCCTCGCCCTCGCGGATCGCCACATAGATCCCGCGCAGCTGATCGATCTCGGCCGGGCTCGCCTGGGCCACGTCGTGGCCCATGTACCCCGAGAGGTCCGACGGGTAGATCCGTAGCTCGGCGAACGCGTCGAAGACGGCTTTTCGCGCGGCGTCGGGGTCGGCCTTATCGCGCGCCGCCCGCGTGGCGCGGCACTTACGCTCGCAATCCTCGCGGATGTCCCCGGGCACGAGCGAGAGGATCAGATTTCGTTTGGCCTTTTGGACGAGGGCGCTCTCTTTCTGGGCGGTCTCGTCGTCGGTCGCCTGCAAGAGGTAAACGGTTTTGCCCGCGCTGTTCTCCCGTTGCGAGAGCACGCGGCGGCCGTCTTTGACCTCGCTGCGCTCGGTGACCTTCGAGATCGTGACCGGCTTGTCATTGATCGCGTTCGACTCGAGATCGATCGCCATGACGAGGATCGTGCGGCGGTGGTCGTCGTCGTACACGGGGAAGGCCGAGGCCTTCATGTTTCCCGCCACGCGCAAGCATTCCTCGGCGAAGCGGACCGACAGACCCTCGATCGCCCCGTCTTCCCATCGCCCCGTCTTCGGGTTCTTCTGGCGCTGGGGCTTGCGGTAGAGCGCCGCATCCGCGAACCCGGGACGCGCGCACGCGGCCATGAGCTTCGTTCGCACCGTATCCCATGAGCGCGGGCGCTGCATCGCCATGACGTATTGCGCCTCGATTTGGGCGCGGGCCTGGGCGACAAGCGCGCTCGTGCCGATCTCGTTGCGGCGCTCGATCGCGCTCGTGCCGAATCCCTGCGTGACGGTCGCCGTCTCGGCCAGCTCCCCCGTCTCGGGGTTGTGCGGCGTGATCTCTTGCCCTTGCGTCATCGTCGTTCCCTCACTGGTGGGCGGGCAAGAGCCGCGGGGCCTCGCTCGCGATCATCTCGGCGACCGTTTGCCCGTTCGCGAGAACGAGATCGGCCATGAATTCGTGCCGCACGGACGACATGCCGAGGCGGACGATCTCGAGCTTGCTCTTGACGAGCAGGAGCACGGCGCGCCAGCGCTCGCGGCACGCTTGCTCCCACGAGCGATATCGCCACTCGGCTTGGCGAGCGTCGGTCCAGTCATTCCACCCGCGCGGCGCCTCGCCCTTGCGCGGGAAGTCGCCGAGCTTCGGTAGCGGCACTTGCAGCTGATACCGCTCGCCGCTCAGGACGAAGTAAACGATCGCGCGGCCCCGCTCGTCGTCGCTCATCACCCCGCGCCCGCTCGCGCCGTGCTTGCCGAGAAGCGAATCTAGCTCGGCTTTGCTGCGCTCGACCGGGACTGAGGTCCCCGCGGCGTAGGTTTTCACGCGGCCGCTTCGCGCTTGCCGCCGCCCGCGGTGCGCATGTCGAAGTGACGATACGGCGGAAGGGTGTAGGGCCGGGGCGTGACGACCTTCTCGGGGCGTTCCTTCAAGCGAAGGCGCCATCCGTCGCCGTCGATGCCCTCGCAGTCGCCGCACGACGCCATCAAGATTTGCTTGGCCCGGTCCAGCTCTCGCCCGGCCTGGGCCATGTCCTTTTGAGCGGCGAAGTAGAGGCGCGCGGCCTCCTCTGCCTCGGGACCCGCCCGAAGCACCGGACCGCGCACCGCCGGAAAGAGGGCCTTGACCATGCGGGCCGAGCCCTCGGACCCGTCGATCGTCGGGGGCTTGCGGGCGACCACATGATCGGTCCAAAACTGCTCGGCAAGCGCCTTGAGCGCTTCGAGCATCTCGGCAACCTCGGTGCCAAGCTCGATCCGGTAGGTCCGGATCTCGGTTCCGATGAGCGCGCCGACGAAGGCGACGGGCACCATGCAGACGAGCATTTGCCACGCGACTTGCACGAGCACGTGATCCGGGATCTCTTCGCTCTCGTCGGGCCCCCAGCTCGAGGCGCCGCCGAGGCCAACGGCCTTCGCCTCGATCACCGCCTCGGCGCGCCGGGCCCCGTCGGGGACGTGGAACGCGTCGGGCGTCGCGAGAAAGATTGGCGTCCGCGGGTGGCGCATCGTGTCGCCCGGGACCGGGGTAAGGCCGCGCTTCGCAGCGGTGCGGCGGATGACGATCGGTTCTAGCTCGTGGCCCAGCTCGAAGCGCTCGCCCTTGAGCGGGGGCACGTCGAGCCCGATCTTTTCGGCGAAAACGTCGTGGGCGGTGCGTTCGAAGAACGGCGCGACGCCCGAGAGGATGACCATATCCGTTGCCGTGAGGCCCGTGCGCCGCGCGGCGATCTGCTCGGGGCTCAGCGGCACGGCGACGCCCCTACTCGCGTGCAAGTCGGCATGCAGCCGTCTCTAGGTTACTTGCGTGCAAGTAATCAAGAGAAATCCGCGGCGCCCGCGCGGCGCCAGGGATTTTCAGCCGTGCGCGTGGTGGCCGGCTCGCGCGTGGCGGCCCAGATCGGGCGGGAGCGCGCGGATCCGCGCCTCGATCGCGTCGAGCATCGCCGCCCACCCGCCGAGCGATTCCGGCAGGTACGCGCCTGGCTTGTCGGTGAGCTTTCGTGCGGCCCCGATCGTCAAATCGGACCACCGCCGCCCCCCGACGTTCAACGCCAGGGCCGCGTCGAGCGCGTCCCCCGCGTCGCCCGCCGCCGTCGTTTCACGCATCCGAGCCACGCCCGCCACGCCAGCGCCCCTCATCGGCCGCGGACGCTAGGGCGTGGCGAACCGTGCCACAAGCCTTTACCTCTTGCGTGCGATCACTTTCGGGTGCGCACCACCGTCAAGGTCGGACAGTCGCGCTTGGAATGCGTCTAGTAGGTCTACCCAATCGGCCAGGGTGCGCCCGGCGTCGCCCTCTCGCTCGGCGATGACGCGTACAACGCCGTCCCATACGACCTCAGACCACCGCCCCGTTTTGGCGTACAGCCGGATCGCCCGGCGGAACGCGGGGGCGTCGTGGTCGAGCAGCGTTTCGGCGAGGTCTGTCCCGATGGCGCACCGGCCCGCCGCCGCGTGATTCCAGGTCTGTTGCGGGATGCCCATCGCGTCGGCAGCGGCGCGCTCGCTCGGATACTCGGCGGCGATGGCGATGAGGCGCGCCCTCACGCGCTCGGCGACCTCGGGGCGCGCGGCGCGCGACCCCCTGTCACGTACGCGCCGAGGGCGCCTCTTCGGTGCCACCGAAGACACGGATCTTGCTGCGGTTGCGTTCATCTTGATGGACCCCATTGACCCGTTACTGGTGTGCGAGTAATTGACAGGTGATGACGTATCGCTGGCGGAACATCCCCGGATGCCGGCTTTTCCGAGCCTATTTGCGCGGCCCCTCGCTCTCGCAACGCGAGATCGCCCGGACCCTCGGCACGACCGAGCACGTGATCTCGTCGTGGAAATCCGGCTTTCGACGCCCCGGCGACGACTTCGCCGCCGCCCTCGAGCGGCTGACCGGCGTCCCCGCTGACTCGTGGCGCACACGGGAAGAGCTGGCGAAGCGCCTTCGGCTGCAAGGGGTGGGGTCGCTGAGAACGTCGGGCCATGCGGCATCGGCCCCCCAGGGTCAAGGGGACTGATACACGAGTAACAGTCTGGAGGCAACCGCGCGAGGGCAAGCCGCATGGAAGTCAGCACGGACATAGGTACCAGGGTCCCACCCTCGACACGGCCGCCCCGGCCACCTGCCGAGCGCGTGCCGCCGCGGACCGAGAACATGCAGCGCCTAAGCAGGCGGCAGCTAACGCTTTTTGCCCTCGAAGCGCCCCCGGTCGACGTCGAGCGGCCTCGGACGCGCGGCGATTGCGCCAGCGTGGTCCGGCCCTGTCCGTTCCTGGCGTGCCGCTATCACCTGGCGCTGGAAGTCAACCCCCGCAACGGGTCGATCAAGCGCCGATTTCCTGGCGTCGAGCCCGACAAGATGGATCCTACCGCGTCGTGCGTGCTCGACGTGGCGGACCGCGGCGGGACCTCGTTGCGAGAGGTCGGGGCCCTGCTGAACGTGACCCGAGAGAGGGCGCGCCAGATCGAGCGCGCCGCCATCCGCCGCGTGCGCACGCTCACGCGCGGGACCGACGAGAAAGGGAACGAGACCATGAGCGAAGACAAGAAAAAGGCGCCCTCGAAGGCCGAGGGGCGGCGCGTCGAGATCGAGCTTCCGTGCCGCCTCACGGACGAAGAGCTAATCGCCCGGGGACAGTCGATCGCCGAGCTTCACGAAGAGGCGGGCGCCCTGCGATTGCAAAAGGTCCAGGCGTCGGGCCAGATCGGCGGCGAAATCAAGGCCAAAGAGGCGGCGATCGGCGTGCTCGTGCAGCAGCTGAGAACGCGCACCGAGGCCCGCAAGGTCGAATGTGTCGAAGAGCTGGATTTCAAGGAGGGCATCGCGCGGACGCGCCGCCTCGACACGAAAGAGATCGTGGGGACGCGCACGCTCACGGCGGCCGAGCGCCAGCCGAGTCTATTCCCGATCGAGGGCGGCAAGAGCAGCGCCGCGATCCCGCCCGTGGCCGTGGGAAAGAAGCGTGGGCGCAAGCCCAAGGCGAAGCTTGCGGCTGTCCCTGACAGCGCGCCCGCGGGGGCGTGAACGATGATCGCGCGCCCCTTCCTGACGTCCGCTGAAGCGGCGGACTATTGCGGGTTCCGCACGGTGTTCGGTCTCTACTCGGCGATGCGCCGGGGCAAGGTCGCGCCCGCCGGACGTCGGGGCGGTGGGCGCGGGGACATGATGTGGCGTCGGGAAGACCTCGACGCGTTTTTGCTCGGAAGGACGTTGGACGATGGCAGTAGCGATCGAATGGATGAGGCGTTGGGGGCGGTGGCTCGCGAAGACGAACCGCCCGGGGATCTTTCGGCTACAAGCGGGCGGGTGGCTCGTTCGCACCCGCGTCACGGATCCCAAGACGGGACGGCGCAAAGATCTCTTGCGCGTGATCCCCGACGGGCCGATCCAGGCCGCTCAAGCGGCGCTCGACTCGCTCGCCCGAGAGCAGCGCGACGAGATGACGGGCAAGACGCCCAGGCGGCAGCGTTGGAACGATTACGCCGTGTCGCTCTTCGAGCGTAAGTGCGCTGACGGGACGATTCGAAGCGCGAAGGGGCGGGCGAAGTACGAGAGCATTTTGCGCGTCCACCTCTTCCCCGTCTTCGGGCTCACGCCGTGCGACAAGATCCGTGTTTGGGACGTCGCCCAATGGCGTTTGAAGCTCTCGAAGATGATCACCGATGGGTACGAGGCGACGCGCACGCTTCGCGGCGGCAAGGTCGACAAGCGGCGGATCAAGCTGGACCCCGAGACCGCGAACACATGGATCCGTCTTTTCAAGACGATTTGCCGCGCCATGGTCGCCGAGCTTGAGCTTGATCGCGACCCAAGCGCCGCGCTCGAGGTCTTCCCGACCGGCGCGACGTACACGGACGAGGCCCCCAACACTCTCACGGCTTCCCAGCTCGGGGCCTTTCTCGAAGAGGTCGCGAAGGTCTATCCCCAGCACTACGCAATGATCCTTCTGGGGTGCGCCACGGGGAAGCGACCGAGCACGCTTCGTCCCATCCGCGCGACAGGCCCCGAGTGTGATGTCGATTGGGACGCGTCCGTAGTCAAGTTCCGCCGCTCGCATACCGTCGGCGACGAGATCATGGGGTCCACCAAGACGGGCACCACTCACGAGCGCGTTGCGCTGCCACCCCACGTCATGGACGTGCTTCGCGCGCACCGCGCGATGATCGCGTCGCCGCCGCTCAACGCGAACGGCAAGCCTCCCCTATGGTGGCGTGAAGCGATGGCGTCGAGCGATCTGCTCTTCCCCGGACGCGATGGCGGCCCGCGTTCGCCCTCGGCGCTAGACGACCTCTTCGCGGACGTTTCGAAGCGCATCGGCCTCCCCTTCGCGGTAACCCCGCGGGCGATGCGCCGGACCTTCGTCGACCTCGCGCGGCACGCTCAGGTTGACATCGTCGTTCGGGAGTCGATCATCGGCCACGAGTCGCGCGAGAGCACGCATCGCTACTCGAGTGCCCAGCTGGACGAGCAGCGCGAGGCCGTCGGGAAGATCGTCTCGCTCGTCCCCTTCCTCGCCGCCCGAAAGGCCGCCGCGGATACCACCCCAGTTACCACCCCTCGAGCAGCAACCTCGGACCAATGAGAGCCAAAAAGGGCTATAAACCGCCGTGTGGCGGCGACAATTCTTCCGAGCGTTTAGGTATCTCTGCCCACCTTGCCAAGGTGGACGTCGAGGGTTCAAATCCCTTCTCCCGCTCGAAGATTGGCAACGCCGGCAGGCGCGTACCACCCACCTTACCACCCCTCGGACGCGCGCCGGCCTCGGTTACCACCCTCGCGGGGCGCCCGTGAGCGCCCTCGACGACGCCCATACGTGGGTCGAGCAAGGCCGGTCCGAGACCGACGACCGGATCCGTACGTGGGAGGAATGCTCGACGTGCGGCGCCGTGCGTTACGGCGTCTTCGCGAAGCGCCTTGATGCGTACGGCGAGCCCGCCTGGGGGCCCGTCGGCGAGTGGCGCTACTCGTTCCCGCTGGCCCGGTCCGAGGCTATCCGCGCCGCCGTCCCGACGCTCGCGGTGCTCGACATGAACGGGGCGGGCGAGGGCTCGCCATCCGAATCGCCGGTCACCCCGATCGGGGGCCGCCAGTGACGGACCGAGGTCACGGGGCCGCCCCAGTGCCCCGACGCCGGGGCGCCCCCGTCCCGTGCACGCTCGAGGCGCGGGCGATGCGCTCGGCCGCCGGGGGCGTCCCGAAGGTCGCTCTTGTCATTCGCGGCGCTCGGGTCGAGACCGTCGTGCTTTCGCTCGACGAGGCCAAGCGCATCGCCGGCCAGCTCGGGGACGTCGTCTCGTGGTGGGTCCAAAAGCTACAGGAACGATGCCCGCCGGGCCCGGACGCGCCGACGCACCCCGATGACGAGGCGACCGTTTCGCGCGCGCTCGGGGTGGCGACGCGCGCGGTCGATTACTTGCACACGAGTAACTTGTGCGGGGGTAAGCCGTGAACGGCCTTCGCTACTCGCGCGCTGATCTGCTCGCGTGCATCGATCGAGAGCTGGCGTTCCGTCAGCACGTCTTTGCCCGCCGCGTCGCCTCGGGGGCGATGAGCGAAAGCGAGGCCGCGCGCGAGCGCGACATGATGGCGACGGTTCGCGCCGTTGTCGCCCAGGCCTTGCCGCCCGAGCAGCAATCGCTCTTCGCGCCGCCGACGAGGGCCCGCCGATGATGCCCGCGATCGACCTCCCCGGCGCGCGGAATCACCACCCCACGCTCAAGCCCCTGTCCCTTACGACGTGGCTCGCGCGGCTCGTCATGCCGCCCGCGCCGGGGGTCGTGCTCGTGCCCTTCGCTGGCGCGGGCTCCGAGATGATCGGGTGCCTGCGCGCCGGTGGGCGAGGAAGAGCACGTGCGGATCGCGCGGGCGCGGCTCGCGCATTGGTGCCCTCGTTCGGTCGGCGCGAACCTGAACGGCGACGTTCAATTGACGCTCTTCGACGTCGGAAAGGCCACGCGATGACGCCGATATCAATCGTGCTTCCCCTGCGCATTCAATCGTTGAATGCGAAGCTCTCGGCGCTCCATCCAATCCACCGAGGCAAGCGCACGGCAGAAGAGCGCTTCGTCACACGCGCCGCGCTTTGGGGGGTCCGCCCGCGGCTGCGTGAGGTCGTCGCTCGAGGGTCGCGCCTGGCGATCACCCTCACCCGGATCGCCCCGCGCTGGCTGGACGACGACAATCTTGCGGGCGCCTGCAAAGCCGTCCGCGACGGCGTCGCCGACGCGATCGGGCTCGACGACCGGGACCACCGCTTGCGGTGGGCATACTTGCAGGCGACGGGCGCCCGGCCCGTGCGCGGCACCCCGGCGACGTACGCGGTCCGGATCACGATCGAAGAGGCCGCGTGATGTCCTGGTCCAACGAGCCGTCCGAGCTTCGCGAGGCGCGGCGCGCACTCGTGCGAGAGGCGCTTGAGATCCTCGACGGCCGCGCGCCGCTTCCGGTCGACGGCGCGGTGATCAACGAGAAGCGGATCCAAGCCGACTTGCTCGGCCACGAGCCCGCCCACGAGCTTTGGGGCCGCATCCGTTGGCGTTGGCTTTGCCGCGAAGAGGAGCGCGCCCGGGAGGCCGCGCGCCGGGCGAAGCGGGCCGCCGAGGCGCAGATCGCCGCCGAGGCCGAGGCGAAGCTGTGAGCCGCCCCCTTGTCGAAGGCGCCTTGGGAATCGTCGAGGCAATCGCTCTCGCGGCGCGCGCGGGTGGCCACGGCGAGATCGCAGAGCTGGCGACGAGGGCGGCGGCCATGCTCGCGGGTGAGCTTGGCCCACAAGCCCCCCGACCTCGGACCCCCGGCGCCAAGCGGCAAGCCCGCTACCGCGAGCGTCACCGTGGGCGTTACGGTCCGTCACCCGTTACGTCACCCGTTACGTCACCAGGCGTCACAAGTGACGTTACGGGTGACGCCTCGCGCGAAGATCAAGAGAGAGATCTTCTCTCGGATCATGATCTTAGAGAAAGAGAGAGAGAGACGAGAGGCGTAACGCCGACCGTAACGCCCGTAACGCCCGTAACGCCGCGTGACGCTCCCCCCTCGAGCCGCCCGAGCCTGGCACCTGTCCCCAGGCTGATCGATCCGTCGCTCACCCTGGACGCCGACTCGCGCGCCGCCGCCGAGCAACTCGGGATCCGCGAGGTCGAGATCGAATGGCGGCGGTTCGTCGACAAGTGCCTTGCGCGCGGCGAGCTGGCGATCGACTTCCGGGCGCTCTTCCGTTCGCGGCTCGCTTTCATCCGCAACGATCAGCGCCGCGAGCGCCAGCGAGACGCCGCGGTACCGTCGCCGCGCCAGGATGGCCCAGGAAACGCCGGCAAGGCCGCCGAGGCACCCGAGGCCATCGCCGCCCGCCAACGCGCCAGGGACGCCGAGCACGCGCGCGTGCGGCGCCAGGCCGCCGCCCCCGAGGTCGTCGGGGCCGCGGTGGGATCGGTCCTCTCGCAGCTGAACGGCGGGCATCCGCCGCCGCCCGCGGCGACGAGGGCAGGGCCCGGTCCCGCGAAGACCGCCCCGGCCCTCACCCCGACACTCAGCGACGACGAGATCGAGGCCAAGCGGCAGAGCGGCTTACGCGCGCTCGAGGGCTTCGAGGACATCGAGCAGCGAACGGCAAAGGACGAAAGGGGCAACGAGGCATGAGTTACGACCAGATCCCGGGGTGGTTCGCGTTCCGCGCGACATACGACGAGGCGGTAGAGCGGGCGCAGGACGGCGCCGTGTTTGTCGAGATCGGCGTGGCCTTCGGCAAGTCGATCGCGTACCTCACGCGGCGGGTGATCGACTCGGGCAAAAAGATCAAGCTCTGGGCGGTCGATCCATGGTGGGATGATTGGTGGCACTTCCCGGCGCAATACCCCCCGCGCTTGCAGCGGCCGACGTGGGGCGGTGAATTCGCCCAGTTTGGCCGCGACCTCGGCGGCCCTTTCTCGGCCTTCGTTCACTGCATGCGCAGTTACGCGCCGCACGAGCTAGAGCGGATCAACGTCCTACGGTGCCGCTCGGCCGAGGCGGCGCAGATCATCAGCTCGTGCGATCTCGTGATGATCGACGGGGACCACAATTACGAGGCGGTCGCCCAGGACATCGCGCTTTGGCGGCCCCACATGAAGCAAGGGGGGATGCTTGCCGGGGACGACTACCACGAGGGCGACTTCCCCGGCGTCGTGCGCGCGGTCAAAGAGGCCTTCGGCGAGGCCTTCGAGGTCGATGGAACGACGTGGCGGGTGCGGACGTGAGCGGCCCCGTGAGCTTCGCCCTGGCGATCCCGCACACGCCCTGGCGGCCCGAGCGCGTCGAAACCTTCCAGCGTCTTCGCGATGCGCTCGGCGTGCACGACGACGTCGCTCTTCCCGAGCACGTCTTTGAGGCCCGCGCGTTCACGGAACGGGCGCCTAATCACGTGTGGTCCGAAGCGATGTGGAAATGGGGCACGCGGCAAGGGGCGTCGCACTTCGTCCAGCTGCAAGACGACGTCATCCCCGCCCCCGACTTCTGGTCCGCTCTTCGCGCCATGGTCGAAGCGGTCCCCGACGAAGTGATCGGGCTCGAGGTCGCCGCCCCCGCGGCGCGAGCGCTCTTCGCCGAGGGGCATCACTGGTGCACGACGGCCGACGGCTTGATCGGGGTCGGCTACGTCATCCCCGTTGCCCTCTTGCGCGACTTCCTCGAGTGGCGCGAAACGCGGCTCAAGTCGGGCGCGGTCCAAGCCGTGAGCGAAGACACCCTCATCGGGCTTTGGTGCATCACGACGGGCCGGCGGATCTGGCACCCGATCCCGACGGTGATCGACCATGACACGTCGATCGCGTCGACCTACGGCAACGATCACCACCCGCACCGGCGGCCGGTCGTGACATGGGACGTGCTCGACAAACCCGCCGACCTCGCGGCCGTCGAGTGGTGGCTGGACACGCCGAGCCAGGTTCCGCACCTTGGCCGATTCTACGATTCGACGCCCGCGCTCGCGGCGCAATGGGTCGAAGGGGTCGACGAGAGGGCGCGCGCCCGCTTCATCCGCGACGACGGCCGCCGCGAGATGCGCCGGATCGCTCACGCGGCGCGGGCGCTCGCCAAGGGGCGCGAATCGGCCGTGCGGATCATCGTGTGCACCCCGACGCTCGGCGGCATCCACCCCGCGCACGCCTCGACGATCTCGCGGCTCATGCTCGCCGAGGCGGTCGACGTCGATCTAGGCTTCGAGCTACTCGGCACGTGGCGATGGGCCGGGGACCTCGTCAAAGTGCGCTCGCGCTTCGTTCGCGCGTTCCTCGAAACCGACGCGACGCACCTGCTGTTCCTCGATTCGGACGTCTCGTGTGAGCCCGCCGCGGTCTTCGGCATGCTCGCCGCCGACCGCGACTTCATCGCGTGCCCGTACCCCAAACGGTCGGGGATCAACTTCGAGGCCGTCATGCGCGACGACGGCAGGCCCCCCGAGGCGCGCGCGTACAGCTGGAAACTACGCTTGCTCGAGGGCCCCGAGGGGCGCCATGTGGACGAGCGCGGATGCACCGAGGTCGCGGGCGTTCCACTCGGGTGCGCGCTGCTCTCGCGCCGCTGCCTCGAGCAGATGACGGCGCACTATCGGGCCGATCTCGAATTCGATGACGTGATCCCCCCCGACCCCACCAAGCACCCGACGGTCGCGCTCTTTCAGCTGATTTTGCGAGACAGAAACCTCTTTGGCGAGGACTACTCTTTTTGCGCGCGCTGGCGCGCGATGGGCGGTCGCGTGTGGCTGTACCTCGGCCACGGCTCGCCCGTCACGCACTACGGCGAGCATGCCTTTCGCGGCATCGTTGAGACCTTCGGCGTGACGCGGGTACCGGCGACGGCGAAGTAGCAGTCACGGAACCCCCCCCGGCGGGGACCCTTTCGCAGCAGGGGGACCGGCTTTGGAAAAGGTTGGACCCCCGCCGGGGGGCCCGGGAGGAAGGCCAGCCTCCCATGTGACGCGCACGCGAGTCAATGGCTGATTTCTTTGCGCGTCCCGGGGGCACGGCGACGCTCGGCGACGTGGCGCACGTGGTCCAGCTCGGTGCGAAGCTCGTTGGCGTGGCGCTCGACCACGGGGCGCGAGCGGTCCGGGCGAAATATGAGCTGGTCGACGCCGCGGGCCATGACTTCGGGTGCGGCGGCGAGATCGCGATCTCGTTTGAGGCCCTCGACGCGGTCGACGCGACCCTCGGCGGGCGCGAGCCGCTCACGGCCCAGGAACAAATCGACCTCGTCGGGAAGATCATTCGACCGCTCTTCGTGGCCACGTTCACCGGCGCGGCCGCCGGCCCCGAGGTCGAGCAGCCCCCCGAGCGCCCCCCCGAGCCGAGGCCCGCCGCCGCCGATCGCCAAGACGCGTTCGTCGAGTGCCACGGCGAGATCGTCGACATGCGCAACCGCGCCCCCGGATTGCCCGATACCGCGAAAGGACCGTGACCCGTGGCCAGCTTTTTCTATGACTCGTTTTGGGACGATCTAATGAAGGGGAACGTGGTCCCCTCGACCGATACCGTCAAACTGATGCTCACGACGTCAAGCTATACCCCCTCGAAGGCGAGCCACGCCAAGCGCTCGGACGTGACGAACGAGGTTACCGGGACGGGTTACACGGCGGGCGGCAACGCGGCCACGCTCACGCTCACGGCGGCATCGGGCAACTCGGATCTCGAGTTGATCAACATGGCGGACGTCTCATGGACGACCGCCACGATTACGGCCGCCTTCGCGGTGCTCTACAAGGCCCGCGGCGGCGCGGCGTCGGCGGATAATCTGTATTGGGTCATCGACTTCGGCGGCTCGTTCACGAGCACGGCCGGCACGTTCACCGTGCATATGTCGACGCAATTCGGCGTTCAAAACTAGGCCGGGGGGCGGCCCGTGGCCGAGCAATTCGCCAACAACGTCCAAACGACTCTGAACGGTGGGATCTCGTCGGGCGCAACGTCGCTCGTGGTCACGAGCGCGACGGGCTTCCCGTCGGTCGGGCCATTCCGGATCCTGATCGACTCTGAGATTTTTATCGTCACTTCCCGCTCGGGGACTACGTGCACGGTCACGCCCGGGGCCGAGGGGACGACGCAAGCCTCACATTCGACCGGGGCGACCGTCACGATCCTTCTCACCGCGGGGGCGCTCCAAAGCGTGCAGGCGGCAGGCTCCCAGCGCGGTTACTTCGGCGACGGTAACGACGGCGCGGCCACCTTCGACGGGAGCGCGACGCCCGCGGGTTCCACGAAAAACTCGTCAACGAGCTACACCCTTAACCGAGACGTGTATTACACGTCCTGCACGGTCTCTAACGGGGTGACCGTTACGGCCGCCGGTTATCGCGTATTCGTAAATGGGACGCTTACTCTAAGCGGGACTGGGGCGCTCGACAATTCTGGGGGCGCGGGCGGATCCGGGCCCGCGAACGCTACGCAAAACGGTGGCGTCCAGGGCCTTGCACACTCGATCGGACAGAACACAGGATCGGGTGGATCGACGGTCTCGAACGCCAATGGCAACGCGGGAGCGAGCGCCACCACCAATGGATTTGGCGGCGCGGGCGGCGCGGGCGGCAATTCATCTGGTCACACGGGCGGCGCGGGCGGCACGGTTGCGGCGTTGAGTACAAATCGGCCGGCCCAAATCCCCGAGGCGATCCTTGCGGTCACTTCCGGTTCCGGGTCGGTAGCGACGCGCACCTATACTTCTCTGCAAGGTGGCGGCGGCGGTGGCGGTGGCGCCAGTGACGGAAGCGGCGCAACGAACGTTGGCGGCGGTGGCGGGCCGGGAGGGGTCGTAATGGTCGCCGCTAACACGATAACGGGCTCGGGTAATATCCAATCGCTCGGAGGCCCGGGCGGGAACGCGACGGGCACGAACGGGCCCGGCGGCGGTGGTGGTGGTGGCGTGGTGATCCTCGTCTACGGCGACAAGTCGCAATGGACGGGATCGTGCGCGGTGACTGGCGGTGCGGCCGGGACCGGCGGCAACGGCGGCGCGGTGGCTGGTAGCTCGGGGACCGCGATCCAGCTTGCGGCGTAAGCCATGGCCTTCACCGGCAAACTCGGGACGAGCGATTCGCGACCGGGGAACATCGTCTTAGGCCTCGGGTCCGTCTCGGTCACGGTCAACGCGACGGGGCAGACGGCGAACAAGCGAGCCGGCGCGAGCTTGGCGGCGGTGGCAACCGCCGCCACGGGCGAGCACGCCACCAAGCAAACGGGCGTCCCGCTCGTCACGGTCAAGACGGCGTCGACCGGAACGCATCCAACGGCGCAAACGGGCACGGCCACCGTCACCGCCGGGGCGAAGGCGACGGGGACGGGCTCGCATCCGAGCGCGCACGCGGGGACGGGCGCCGAGACGGTCAAGACGCAAGCGACGGGGCAGACGAGCGCCGCGCGAGCTGGCGCCTCGAGCGTCACCGCGGGCGCGACGGCGAGCGCCTCGGGGGCGCACGCGGCGGCCCGCCCGGGCGCCTCGACGTGCATCGTCGAGGTCGTCGCGATCGGTGAAATCGCCACGGTTCGCCCAGGCTCCCCCCTCGTCACCGTGGCCACGGCCTCGAGCGGCGAGAGGGCGGCGGCGAGCGCGGGGACGGCGACGGTCACCGGATCGGCCGTCGTGACCGCGGCGGGCGCGCTCGCGGTGGCCACGCCGGCCACGGTCACGCCCTCGGCAGGCGCCACCACGGCAACCGCCGGGACGCATGCCACGGCCGCCCCGGGGACGCCAGCGATTCGGGCCGACGCGATCCTGTCCGGATCATCGGCCACCGCGACCGCAAGCCCGGGGACGTCCACCAACCGCGTCGCGACCGCGTCGAGCGGCTCGGACGCCACGGCGCGCGCCGGGACGCCCACGGTCGAGACCGATCAGATCCTCTCGTCGAGCGGTGCGACGGCGACCGTGCAGGTGGGCGCGGCCACCGTGCAGACGGGCGGCTCGGTGACGATCAACGCGACGGGCCGCCACGTCTCGGCGCGAGCGGGCGTCCCCTCGCTCACGGTTGCGACGGCCTCGAGCGGCGCCCCCGCGGCCACGTCGAGCGGCGCGGCGGCGGTCACCGGGGACGCCCTCGCGGCGCGCCTGGGCGG